CTGCACCTGAAGTCTTATAGATGTATGTTTGATGGTCTTATCAGGCTCATCTACATTAATTCGTGATTCCAGGTAAAAAGTAGGTAGGATTTCTGAGTTCGGCTTATTTTTGCTCAGGAACAAGTCCTCAACAGCATCTGAAATGTCGAACAGATCCTCGTTATCATGTGCAAAGATGTCAATATCTACAGAGTAGTCCTGACGGCTTAAATCGCCTAAATTCGTGTTTGTAAAGCTGAAAACTACATGAGGATACATAGCATCTTCGGGGCAGATATCATAGTATACACTTTTGATTCCGCTGTTAGTCTTAATGCTATTAAGTTCTGTCATGATCACTTTTCTAATTTCGTTCGTTCTCATTCAATCACATCCTCTCCGGACTCATCAACTAAAGCTGCCAACCTTTCAGCTTCACCGCTTAATCCGCTCAAATACTGGCTTTCGATCTTAACGATTTCCGCAATGTTGTCTTCTGCTGTTCTGGTAAGGATTCTCTCTTTACGGACTGTTTTAGTTCCGATTTCCTGAAAGAAAAACCATGATCTAAGTGCTGTTCCTTTACCAGCTTTCGCACCAATCTCAAGACGAGGGAATTTAGTATTCCTACTTGACCATACCTTCGTATCAATAGAAGCAGCCTTGCCTGCCTTACCAGTTCTCTTCTTGAACGCATTATAGAAGTTTATAGCAGCCTTCTTTTTCAAAAACTTTCCAACATCCTTTAATGCAGCTCTGGATAACTCAAAAAGATAATACTCGCAAGCATCAACATTGCTTTCATACGTTACATCACATTTGCCGTTTTTAGTTCTTAACTTGACAACACTTTTAGGAGCACTCATTTTTCGACTCCTCTATAGCAAGTGAGTTCCAGCAGATTATTGTGCTGATACGTTCTCAACACTCTGTATTCCTGCTCCGTTCCTCCATACGGAGTGTAAAGAATCTTTTCTTCACCTTTCCATTCTAGGAAGTCAGGAAGCACAAACTTTATTTCCGGCTTAAGCCCTACCGCTGAAGCTTCGTAGAATTCTTTCTGCCCGATGCTCTGGAGCTTAGCGAAAACTTCACGTTCAGAAGTAGTTGCCACAACATCACCGAACTCATTTACTGTTTTTGTTTCTTTAACAAGTTTGATTACTTCGTTATACATGATTCCTCCTTAACCTAAGGAAGACTTGCGAAGGCAATCCTGCTGGTATTCAAAAGACTGTCTGTACTTTTCAGCTGTTTCGCTGTCATTACACATATTTGCACATACAAATGTCTTTATAGCCCTATCAACCAACTCACCTCCGAGATCAACAGAAGATGCAGGTACACCCGAGCGGATAAGTTCCGCCCGGGCTTCTGCGATGTTGTCTTTTATTTCATCATCAAGGAGGTTCGTTGTGATCCGGAGAGCCAGTTTTACTTTAGAAAGCATATGTGGCTCCTTTCGTTTTTACTTACGCAATGTAAGAAGCAGCAAGGGTCTTGCGGAGACAAGCTTCTGCTCTCATGTAACCAGAGATTACATATGCAGCTTCCTTAGCATCACGCTGAGACTCGATCATTGTATCCTGAACAACATCAAGAACAACAAGCTTAGGATCAACTACGATAACACCAGTAGCAGCGTTGTCGAGTTTTACTTCTCTTCCAAGAACTGTAGCAGCATTGAAGGGAGAACCCTGAGCAATAGAACCAATGATATTGTAGTACTTGTCAGCAGGTGCATAGATTACTGCGTTGTTTGCAAGCTTAGCCTTTCCAAGTGCGCTCTTTAAATCAGCAAACAGATCTGTAGTAGCAGTAACCTTCTGGGCTGTAGTTGCATCAGCGATGATTCTAGCAAACACATCCTTAGCAAGTGCTTCACCGATAGCAGCTGCGATCTCGTTTACAAGGAATGCTTCCATAGCACCCTGAGACATCTTAGCTTCAGCGTAAGACAGAGTAACGTAGGTGTGATAATCAGCACCAACAAGAGTAACTTCTGCTGATGTAAATGTCTGTTCTGAATTAGTTGCAGAGTCCATCTTCTTTGTAACAGCAGCAGGTGTCATCTTTGTAACCTTAATAGGCATACCTGCATTGATTCTGTTTACATCTGACAGAATGGGATGTGCAGAGTGAACCTGATCCCAAATCTGAGAATCAAGAGCGATAGGAAGGCTAAGACCATCACCATAAGCTGAATTATCGGCAAGGATTGCTCTCTGTTCAACTGTTTCACGGCCTACTAATGAAGCCATAAATGCATCACGATATTCCTTTGTTTCGATACCAAACATATTATTGTCCTTTCTTGTCTCTTCTTCGTGAGACTCAATAATTTCTTCCGGCTGTGCTTCACGCTCTTCAAGAGCCTTAGCTTCTGCCATTCTTTCTTCGATCTCTGCAAGTTCAGCCTTGCGAACTGCTAATTCCTCACTCTCAGCCTTAAGTTCAGCAAGTCTTTCTTCTGTTGCAGATTCTGATTCAACGAGGATTTCAGCACTTCTTGCTTCAATCTCCTCAAGGTTCATCTCAGCAATATTCATGCCTGAGCACCTCCTAAATTTTTCTTAATCGCTTCGATCAGTTCGGCTCTTCTTGCTTCAGCCTTGACACTCTCCAGTGTTTCCTTTGCCCTATCCAGTGCAGCGGATGCGCTTGCAGCTTCAATGCTTGTCTGTTCATAAGCAGGGAATGTAACGGCCGACACCTCGAACAACTTATTGATTGCGGTGATTGTCCGCACTGGATGTTCCGTGTCTACACCTTCCCATGTATCCGAATCAACTGTAAACATAAAGGACATTCCGGACACATCCCCACGTTTAACAGCTGAATACAGGCTTTTTGCTTCAGGATTGCCTTCTGTGTCAAGGTTTACCCTGATGTGCATTCCGTCTTCCTCTACAGTCATCTGCATTGTGCTATTTGCATTGTTATTGCGGGATCTTGCAAGAGGAATCATATCTGTGTTGTGATTTACTAAAAAACGCACATCACGCAGGTCTGTATTATCGAGTGCGTTCTGTGCGATTCGTTCTGTATAATAACCGAGGTCTGTATCTGCATTGAACACGATAGGAACACCGGAGATAAATGTGCCGTGTTCTTCATTCTGTTCTGCTCTTACCTCAAAGTCATACGCTCTTGTTTCTTTATTCATTGTTTTCCTCCTCTTCGGAAGTATCGTCATGAGAACCTACAACGGCAGTATCAAGTCTTCTGATCGGATAATCACCGCCTTCGATCAGCGGAAGATTGAACACTGCTCTCCATTCGTTCGGAGTCATTGCGCCACGGTCTACCAGCTGCACAAGGTTCAGCTTTGTTGATGTGCTTGCAAACTGGATCCTGTTTGACTCATACTGGATGAATGCACCGAAAGCCCTCTCACGTTCCGTGAACACCTTCCGGCTTAACTCCAACGAAAGTGCAACAAGGAACGGCTCGATTCTGCTATCATAAAATGCTTCCATCTGGTACTCTGTATAATTACTCATGACAATCGCATCAGACACACCGAAGTAACGATATACGTTCTCGCGGAATTCTTTCTGCTGCTCAAACGTTGCTACAACCGGAGACATCGTAATAGGAGTGAAGTCCTGCGTTGCATCCAGCGAAGCAATACCACCGGCATTTTCAAGATTCAGATAATCTTCAACAAATCTTTCCTTCTGCTTTTTGATATCAGCATCAGATAGCATTGCCTTTGTGGACTTAAGAATTCCTCGCAGGTTTGCAGTAGCTCTTACAGCGTTTGAAATGCCCTGATTAGTGGTTTCAATCAATTCGAGCATATTAATTACTGCGTTGTTTTCATCACCTGCTATATCGTACTTATTGTAATCTTTTCTGAGTACGGCTAAGTCATCCCATGCCTGGACTAATTCCTTACCGGAACTGAAATAGAATTTAATAAAAATCTTTCCGTTAAACCCAAGTGCTTCAAATCTGCTATATGGCACAGGATAGAAGCCTAAAGGAATTCCACGATCATCACGCATGATTGCAATGAATACAGTGTTGTGAATCTCAAGCATATTTCTTGCTTTCGCTAGGAAGTCTTTTCCGGACATATACATATTCGGCGACTCATTCAATAATCTTGCAATATACTTATTACTAGAATTAGCATTCGCCTTGCCTGTATGCTCTGCAAGAGGTCTGATGCACTCACGGACAATGCCGGAAGCATAAATATCGGAACCGAACCGGCTGAACGTAGCCTTGTAGCTTCCAAGCTCCTCCCATGTCTGAGTCTTATTAATCGATTTTTTCTTAAACAAATCTAAAACACCCATTTCTCACCTCAAATACGGAACGTACTCTTCATAGTGTTTCACATAGCCCACCCAAGCATTTAATAATGATACTGTTCCGTCTATTCGTCTGTGTTGCTGAATCTTGACCGGTTGGATAGTCTCGATTCCGTCTTTATTTAATGCCTTTACGGCAGTGTTAGCTAAACACCACCGAAGGATAGGATTCTTTTGATATATAACTTGATGATCATGGAACGCAGCTCCCATTTCTTTCATTGGCTGTGACCAGGTGAAAGGACCCTGTGCTGTCTTTTCCATATCGAAGCCGTATTCTTCCATCTGCGGAACCCAGAAACCGGACAAGGCACGGTCATAACATATCCACAGAGGCCTAATATCATGCTTTTCGACCATTTCAACAAACCATTCAGTGACTTTACTGTAGTCAACAGCTGCACCTTCATTTATCGTGATCCAGCCTTGCTCTTCCCACAATTTATAAGGAGCCTCTTTGCTCTCAGTCTGTTCAAGTGCATCTATTCTAGCTTGCGGTAAGAAGTAATGCTGAAGAACGTAAACGTTCTGATCTTCCGGTTTTCTGATCAGGAGTGAAGCGCAGGTCAAGTCTGTTGTTGCTGACAAGTCGCAGCCACCGATAGCATAGGAGCCTTCGAGATATTCCATAGGAACCGCTGCATCATTGATAATGTCTTCAAACCGGAGCCAGCTGTTCACCTCGTTCTGTGGCATATTGAAATCTTTTACAAGAACTGTAGGCTTAAAACTTGCATCATCCTTTGCTTTTTGGACCATCTCACGAAGATATTCCTTGCTCTTAACAGAACCCAAGCCAGGATTTGCCTTGATCCAGCACTCTTCTTTATCCCACTCGTTCAAGTTGTCGAGTTCATATATGAACGGCAGAAAACGGTCATTTTTAACGCTTCCGTCTATAATGTGGCTTGCGTATTCATACTGTGCATCGAAGATGCCATCACGAACAAAACCATTCGTTGTAATACAAAAAAGCAACGGTTGCCGTCTTGCTCCCATTGCCTGTTTAATCAAGTCATATATATCTCTGTTTTTTATGGCTGCTAATTCATCGATTACAGCGCCATGAACATCAAGACCATCAAGACTATTACTATTACTTGCAAGTGCCTTAATAAAGCCAAAATTCGACTTGAAATAAAGGTCTGATGTACGTTTTCTTATGTTCTGTGAAAGAACAGGACTCTGCATGATCATTTTATGCACTGCGTTCCATCCAAGCTTCGCCTGGTCAAGCATAGTTGCAATGTTATATATCTGCGGAGCACCTTCTTTATCATTAACAAGCAAGTCAATCTCAACCGCTGCCGTCTCTGTTGTCTTGCCGTTCTTTCTGCCTTCCACGATCATGCACTCGTTGTATTGTCTCAGGTTGTTATCGTCTACGAACCCGAACAACGCTTGCAGTCTCGCCTTCTGGAAGAGTTCCAGCTGCAATGGCTGCCCTATGTTACCGGAAGGAAGCTTGCAGAAAGTTTCAATGAAGTCTGTATGTCTTTTTGCTATCCTGTGGTCAAAGTGGAACTGATCCGGTGCAAGATACCGCTCCATAAGCATTTCACTCATGCGCTTCATCTTGTCGCAGGCCACTATCTTTCCGTCAAGGATCTGTCCGAAATACTGTTCGAACTCAATCAATGAGAATTCACCCAGTCAAGAAGACCTTCGTTGGCAGCGGTCTTTGTTGTATCGTTAGGAATCAGTTCCGTAAGGTACTTAATGATAACTCCGTAGCTCTTCTGCATTTGCAGGTACGTTGTCATAGTTGCTGTCTGTTTAGATCCGTACTGGTACTGCTCAGAAGCCCCTTCTAGCTTGATCCGTTCTCTAAGCGTTGCCAGCTGCTCCTCCATGAACAGTGCATCTTCAATCATTCCGGAGGCAACCTTAAGCGAATCCGTAGATAGCAGAGGTATGATATCCCTAAGATTGTAATTCTTTTTTGATTTCGCCATATATCCTCCTATGTTCATGAAAAGGTAGCTAAATAGTTGAAATTCGCACAAAGAAAAGAGCCGCCCACACGGTACTCCTTAGGTATTTGAATTAGGCCCACCCGAGGGGACTATATTACCTTCAGAATCAAACGTATAAGAATCCAGAACACATCTGCTATCGTTGTATCGTTTGAATCCTGCTGACTTGTCTCTCTTATGCTCATTAAAATGGCAAGACCTGCATAAAGATATCAGGTTATCCATATTAAGAGTGATCGAAGTGTCCCATATGTTGTCCGGTGTAAGATGAGTAACATGATGAACCTCTTCCGCCGGTGATCCACAATGAATACATAAGTAAGCATCACGCTTTAACACTGCATCACGAACACTCTGCCACTCTTTGCTATGATAGAACTGTTTAGAGAACTCTCTTGCCATAACTCCTCCAGTACACAACAAAGCGGCCTAATTGAAGACCGCCTGCTGTGAGTTGTGCCGGATTGTGAGGGAAACTATTAAGCTGTTTAATTGCTTGCACCATCTCACGATAGCATAATAGCATATAGCAAACGAACATATCGAACAAGTTTACTGCTTTTGCACGTTTCTGTTAAAATACATTCTGCAAGCATCAGGAGTTGTGCTGGAACCAATACGCATTGCAACACCTTCCCATGATAGCAGCTCTAAGCAGCGGTAGTTTACTATCTGCCTGAGGAAAGGATCGTCAAGAGAATTAATCCATTCGATTATAGCTGTCTTTCTAATCAGGATTGCTTGCTTGTAGCCTTCAATCGATTCTATGCATCTAGTGATACGGATTACAGTGTCACCTGTAGGATCGGAAGTAGTGCCTGTGTTATTAAATGGCATTCCTGTTATCTTCTGAGATTTAGGCTGAACAGATGCCCGAAGTTCTTCCAGGTTACGCTCACAACGCTCCAGGTCATGCGTGAGATAATAAACCTGTGATAGTTCCTTTCTTGTCATGCTTCCTTTGCCTCCTCAACATCCTTTCCGATATACTCAAACACAAGCCGGTTTTCCTCATCTGTTCGTACAACAAGACCTGTCTTATTGCGAAGGTCAAGCATCAGGTCATCCCATGAGTTCCCAGGCTCTGCCATAGAACCGGCTAGATCGTCGAATGCACGAAGCAATCGTAATGCTCTTTTTGCGCCGAACCCGTATGAATTGTATGCAGCCAGTGCAATACCGGCATAGATTCGATCATACTTCATGTCTGTTGATTCTCTGATCGCATCGTTTACAAGAGCTGCTCTGACCTCATCAACGAATCTGGGAGGAATGCCATGCTTCAGAAGGTACAGCTTAAGGTTGTCTATGTCCTGCTTCGAGTCTCCATAATGACCCCATTTTTTATTAAGTTTAGCCATGCTCACCTCCCTGTTGATCCTATTCCGCCACGATCAGGATTACCGAGTGTATCAACGGATTCAATCAAAACATCGTCCATACGCTTGATGATACGGAACTGACAGATGCGCTCATTCTTATCAATCACAGTGTCACGAACTGCATATGCCGGAAAGTGCCACTGGTCTCCGTCACCCTTGTAGGCCGTATCAATAACACCGATACTGTTATTCATTAAGATTCCGAAATGCTTGAATGTCGAGCTTCTGGGAGCCACGATTGCTTCATACCCTTCAGGAATCTCTATTGCTACACCGAGAGGAACCAAGCAAGATTCCCCTCTTCTGATGTACATTTTTCTTGCTGATCGAAGGTCTACCCAATTCGACTTCTCAGAACCTCCGGTATAGCTGATCGGCTCGATGTCAGCAAGATATTTAACTTTCAATTTCATACTCATCATCCTCTTCATAATCATCGAAGATTTCATCGTCAAGATCGCCTCTTGAAAGATTGTAATTAGTAGGCTTTTCGCCGTCTGAATACCAACTCATCATTATTCACCCCAATCCATTGCCTGACCGCACTGATGACAGTAATTTTGCCATTTACCTATTCCTGTTTTTGCCTTATAATGTTCGGTCTGATGTACGCATGACGGACAAGTGTATGATTTTCCAGCATTTTCAGGAAGGATTGCGCATTTTGGCTTTTTCGGAATCTGCTTTTCAAGTGCATTGATTGCCATATCCATCATCTCAATATGTTTGCAGAACTCGCAAGCAGAAAAATCTCCACGATATGCGGAACACTCTCTTAAGCACGTTTGCGTTTCTTCAAATTTCATCAGGTCAACAGCTTCTTCATTCGTCATTCGCTCACCTCATAATTAAGTAATATAAAAATCCAACACCAGCTCCTATGATGAAACTGATAATTATTTCGATAATGAACAAAAACAATAGCCATTTATCATCCATCATCTTCCATTGCCCTCATTTCTTTTAACTTATCCGCCATGCCTTCCAGCAGCTTCTTAATGCACTCTGCACCGATTGCGTTGTAATGCACATAGTGGCAATCAAGGCAATTATTCAGCTTATAACAGCACTCTGCTGATGTGATAAGGTCTTCAATGCTAATCTTCTTCATAAAGTACAACCTCCATATCAAGTCCTAAAATATGCATGATTATCAAAGTGTAATCAAGCGGTATCTGTGTTTTGTATGAAAGCCAACTGAGCAATGTATTCCGGCTTACTTCAATAATTGATGCAAGCTGTTTTTTGCTCATGTTCATTTCATTCATTCTTGCATTGATTGCAGACACAACATCAAAAGCTGTCATAACCTGCCTCCTGAATCTGCTTGTTGATGTAAAGCTGTTCCTCATCAAGTTCAAAAAGCTGAGGAAAGACAACCTTCATGACCTGATAATCAACTTTCACATCGCTGAACTCTTCACCATCGATTCCGCAGAAGATGCAAGTACCAACGAATGTCTGCCCCATCATGCTGAAGTTGTACGGAAGACCTAAAATCTTGCCTTCTTCGTTGCAGATTATTGTAAGGTCATCTACTACATTAAAAGTCTCGATATATCCGCCTACCCACTTCTGAAGGTTTTCAAGCGTGTTCTCAATGTTCGTGCTACGCAGCTTCTTTCCTGGCTCTTTTATGTACACCTTAATCTTGCTCATGACTCCCTCACTAACTTCTTTTCATATCTGCCCGATCTGGAACTGTACGGCACATATACCCACTCTTCATTGTACTTGTAATTCGGATGCTTTTTATTATGAACATGAGCATAAGCTATTGCCATCAAGTCATCCTTAATCACCGGACACGATGGGCAAGGTGTTCCGACCGCATCTTTTGCTCTCCATCCGTCTTCATGTCTTCTTCTAATCACGAATGCAGAAACTCCGCTTATCTGTGACCATTCCTCAATGGTTCTCGTCTCTCCGTAAATCTTCAGCTTAATCTCATCCATTGCTTGCTCCTTTGCTCTTTGCTACCTCATCAAGCGCATCAACGAATCCTATCAGAATCTTACTGCACCGGCGATCCGGGAACTTCTCAGAAATGCTACCGCACCTCTGCAAAAGTTCATCCCAGAAGTCATCTGATCCGTCCGGTTCCCAGAACTCTTTCATAAGGCTATAGAAGTCTAAAACGAATGAATGAGCCTTCTCTTTTTGCTCTGTTGTTATTCTTTCCATGATTTTCTCCTAGTACATAAAAACTACCCAACCATACCCAACCAACCCCACCACTATTGGTGGGGTATTCTCTATAAGTAGTAGTATGACTGTTCATATAGAGATAGTGCTTAAAAGTAAGAAATTGTCTCGCTTTCAGCATTTTTAAAGGTTAGGTATGATAACTGTTTTGGTTGGGTTGGTGGGGTATAATACTGTATCTTATATACAAGCGATCCTGCATGAGTTGAACCATCAGTGATTTCTATGTTATCAACCTTTAAAGCCTGTGCTCTAAAACTTCTCAAAAACTTTGCTATATTTAGCGGAGTATCTTCCAATGCTATGCCTTCTTTGATAGCTTCGTTGATTATCCCCCCGGCCCGGCCCTTGTATGAACCGTTCTGCCTCAATATAGCAAGTATAGCCTCTCTGATAGGGCTGTTTTTGTACTCTTCAATCTTTGCTTCTTTTTCATCATCAGCTGATTGTTCATTTGATGTTGTAAGTTCAAACTTTGCGTTCTGGAAGTTCACATCGAAATCATGCACACCGTCTATGGTCTTGCCTTTTACGCTGATGTGCAGTGGAGCATCCTTTTTGAGTCTGTACAGAACAATCATCTGCGAAACCGCTGCCTGTAGACCGGTGCTTCCGAGAATGTTCTCAAATGGGTCTTCAGGGTTCGTGCCTTTTCGGTCATGCGTAACAAGAATTATTGAAATATGGTACTTTTTGCAGAGTTCGTTAAGAGGTGCAATGTCTCTGTAAGCATATTCATACTCTGTCTCTTTTAGGCTGCTTCTTGAACTTCTAACCATCTGGAATACATCGATAACAACAACTCCAAGATTAGGATCCTGAGCCATGTAATCTGCGATCATTGCCTCAAATCCATCACCGATCTTGTCCGGAAGCTGGTTGCTTCTGTAGTAGCATTCAGGAATAGTTCTACCGGCTGATTCTATGCTTTTCTTGAATCGTGCCTGTTCCAGTTCATCACCTGATTCAAAGTTCATGTGCAAGACAGATGATTGCCGAGTTTTGAACCCTAGAAAATCCTCACCGTTTGCAATTGCTATAAGCATATCTTGAATGAACCATGATTTGCCGGTTTTCGCCTTTGCCGATACGATGCAGGTTCCTTCAACGAGCAGAGGAAGGTCAGATTCTAATCCTACATACACCTTTAAAGGTTCCAGTTCCTTGTGTACAAGGTCAATGGCTCTCATGTCAGCAAGATTTTTGTAGTTCTTTTTCTTTTCTGTCTTCTGCTTCTGTTCTTCCTTCGGCTTGCTGTCTTTGTGTCGCTGGTAGCCGTCTGCAATGTGCGTGTCTTCCTTCTGATCGTAAGCAAACGGATCGAAAAGCAAGCGAACATCCTGCCACTTTCGACCGGAGCAAGAATTGTGATGGCACTTGAAAGAAATTGCTCCGTTTGAGTAGTGAAAAATCTTTGCATCTCCGTTTTTGTGGCTGCCATCAAATGGGCACTCGTTCAGGTGGTACTCTGTGCAATCAGTTCCAGGCTTTTCCTTGTAGGTGATATTGTTCGCAGATAGAAAGCTTATCAGATCAAAAGGCTCTTCTGAAACTAGCGGAATATCAACTACTTTCTGATCGTCCTTCATGCTTGCAAGTTCTTCCAGTAAATCTTTTCTGTTCGCAGCGTTTGAACCTGCGTCAGTTATCATGCTCATTCTGTGCGGTCTGTCTTCTGTGTTTGCACCCTTTTGAGCAAGAGTACCATGTAGCTTACAAATTCTCGCCGGATTAAAGTTAGCAGTATCAATCTTTACTGAATCGGTGTTGAACTTGTCGGCAAGGACCTGTAAGCAAGACTTAACGAGTTCTGCGTTATCTTTTGTGGCTTCAAAATCGACCTTATAAAGAAGGTGCGTTCCGTTGCCGGATATTGCAATAACAGGAGGCATGAAACCGATTGAACTCATAAAATTTGCTACTTCAAAGGCAAGATCGTTAGCTTTGTTAAATTCAGTAAATGAACTTGAAACACCTGAAGGCCGTACTGGATCCAAATCTATGAACAACCACTTGTATGATTCTATGTCAGAATCTGACGATGTGTTATCTGTTGCTATGAACTTGTCACGCTGATTTCTGCTGTATACAGCATCTTTTAGCTTGTTCAGAGTGATGTACACGTTCACATTGCGAAGGTCTACAGTATCGAATGCTTTGATGCAGGTATCAACATCTGTGAAATAACCGGATATAAGAACCTTTCGACCGTTCCTTTTGCCTATGATCCTGACCTCAAACAGTTCGCCGTCAGGCTTCAGAATGCTTAAAGTTTCTCTGACTTTTTTCTCATCAATCAGATTATCTCGCTTCATTTCCGCCTCCTAACAGTTCAACTATCTTCTTGCCTGTGTTTCTTATCGAGCAGAACTCTATCTGTACACCATATCTGTCTCTGATCGTGCAGAGTGATCGATATAGAGCAGGACCGGTTGTTGCCTTTGGGCTTTTCTCTATTCTAGGATTCCGCCAAAAGTAAACATCTTCCAGGCTTTTTAAGTTCTGCTCAATCAGCAAGATAATTTTGATTCCATGTTCCTGCGCTCTTACCAGTTCCGCCTTAAACCTCTCATGCTGTTGGCAGACATTTGAGCAAACCTCAAGCAAGTTCTGCTTCCTGTCCACCACCAGACGAGGGTTATCAATGTTCATGTAATCGCCTACATATAGCTTAGATCTGAAGTAGCCAACACCGAGAGAGTCGAACTGTGATTGTATCCGCTGCCATTCGCTTGCTTTTTCTCTGGTATCAACTTGAATGTCCATTAGAACGGAATCTCCTCCGAATCTGTCTCAGGCATGAAAGTCGGTGTGCCTGTTGTTGATACCGAAGCTGCCGGAGCTGATGAAGCAGAAAGATATCTTGCTTCAGGAACTCCTGCCTTGTCTGCCTTGCTGTACTCGCAGAACCAACGGAGTCTTCTACGCATATTAGTCTGTCCGTTGTATTCTTCTTCTACTTCACCGTACACAACACCGATTTTCTTGTTTGTGAACCACTTTGCGAATCCGTCACCCCAAACGCACTGTGCGTTGTTTGATTTCTCAACGGCACTAACAAAGGTCTTGAACTGACGAGAGCAGTTTCCATCATTGTCTTCGCAGAGGATGTACTGCGTTGCCTGATAAGGCCATTTCTTTTCCGGTCTGATGTCTGACTTGAATGATTCCATAAAATATTCCGGCTGAATGTCATTCTTGTCGAAATCGATAGCAACCTTAATCATCGGTCTGCCGGTACTGCTGGTAGTCTCTTCTACCTTCTTCACAACGGCGAAGTGTCCGCCGAGTTCAATTGGAGTAAATCCTCCCTGCGACTGTGTTGAGTCATAACTGTTAGGTTTCTGCATTTAAGCCTCCTCTGCGTAGTAAATAATTGTATGTGTAAATCCATCTACACCAGTAAATGAATAATTGTTTCTCAAAGTGTAAGAACGATCGCAACGCTGTGAAATTCTATAAAGAATATTGCTTACTGCTTTACTTTCTGAAGTTGTAACTGTTGAACCGACAAAATCGGAACCAATATTCATACCATGAGCAGGCCCTACGACTTCTTTCTTGTAAACATTAAAGCGTTTCATCACAGCCCCCAATATTCTCTAATCGTTTTATCGACCGCTGCCAAATCATTCGGAATCTTCGCATCAAACATTCCCTCCGGAGACTTTGCAGTGTTGGATCCATCGCTCTGCGTAAGGAAATAGTGATTTGCTCCGTCCGTCTGTGCAAGCAAGCAAACATCAACGCAACCTTCCAGTGTCAGGTAATTGTCGAGCATCTGCCCAACTGTCTTTGCTTTTGTCCTTCCGTCAGCTCCGGTCTGCGTATGGTGCAGGAAATAAACGATCAGATCGTCAGGAGTCTTATATGCAATGAACTCAAGCAGATCGGAAAAGTTCTTACCAATGCTGGTGTACTTCTGGTAACCTGTATCATTGGCTTTCAAGAAGTATTCGTTAACCATCAGATACTGGCTGTCATCGATCACATAGCACTTCAGCTTCGGATCAGACAGAACCTTCATGATTGTTCCATAGGTAGCGTGCTTTGCAACCTTAAAATTCTTTCCCTCTGGGAACGGAAGCATGCCTTTTCTTACGCTGAACACACCGACCTTTTCAGGATCCATGTGCTTTAGACTGTAAGTCTTACCGCTTCCTGATTCGCCCAGGATTAAAATAGGAATACCCATGCTTAAACCTCCATCACTCTACTTGCCCATAAATCTGCGAAGTGAATAATCACAGATAAAGGATGCTTATCGAACGTACTTGAGTAAGAACTGTCCAGCTTGCCCCACAAACCATTATGGTGCAGGATAGCATTTTGCTCTGCTTCTGTAAGATCAATGAACTTGGAAACGATGATGACAGAACGAATTTCATGCTCTTCATAAGTCAGGTCTTTGTTCGTCTCATACGGCTTGCTTTCAGAACGCTTTCCACCTTTAAGAATGTTCTCAACGTAATTAGGCTTTCCGAACTGGCCAATCTTGCCAACATCATGCAGCAGTGATGCGATAACAACAGATTCTGTCTCACAAGGATATCCAAGAGTCTCATTTAATTTGATTGCCGTAAGCATAACATTCAAAGAATGTCTAGCAAGACCTCCGAACTCTGCAAGATGATAAGCTCCGGAGCAAGGTGCCTCATAGAATCCGTTACGCTTCAGATAACCAATGAGTTCTCCCATTCCTTCTCTGTTGCATTCAATGAGCTTTTCTTCAATAAGAGCATCGTACTTAACATAACTCATCAGGTGCCTCCTTTGCTGCTTCAGCGGCAGCTGCTTCTTCCTGCTTCTTCAGAGCAATATCAAGTGCCTTATCGATGCAAGCGGTAATTTCTTCATACTTATCAAGAAGATATCTGATCTTATCGATATCAGCAGAAGTGATCTCATCACCTACCTGCTTTCTGACAAAAACATCCTGCAAATCATAAGCAATGTTCTTGCGAAGCTCCAGTGCTTCTTCAACACCTAAATCAACGGAAATTTCTCCGGCATTGGTTGTGTACATATATCCGATCATTAAAATTCTTCCTCCTCATCAATCATTGATTCAATCTCCGGAAAGTCCGGTTCTTCTACATCATCCAGGTACTTTCGATCGTCCTGAACTTCTTCTGCTGTTTTAAGCAGCTTGCAATAAGAATTGTAGTGATTAATGATGGTCTGCTCTGAACCATCAAAACCGAGTTCATCCTTAATATTTGCGAATGTCCAACCGGCATTTCTTAAAGCATAAATCTTGCCATCGTCAATTTCTGACTTTTTCTTATTGATGCCTCGATCAGCATTCTTTCTAACCTTCGCCGGTTTTGCTCGCCAGTCGGTTCCATTGGTTCTCAGCGTTCCATCACGCTTAATCCTAGGAATTTCTAAAGTTGCCTTCGCAAAGCGGAAAACTGCCTTCAGACAATCTTTGCAAAGATAGATGTCTTCGCTTTCGATTTCGTAGGTGTCCACATTGTAGATAAGCTTTCCTCCGCCTTCCTTCATCTCCGCCCCGCACTTATCGCAGAGCACTTTTACGATTTTCATTATTTCCTCCTGTCTTAATTAATTGTCTGCATGGTTCCGAACCATTGCATAACATCTGACACATACTGATTGTCTAGTGCCTGATCTCCTGAGTTGTAGTAGAGTCTCAAGGTTCCTGCTATGTCCAAACCGGTAGAGTTGAGATGTTCAGCAGTTAACCATGCGTAAACATAAATGCTGTCGATCGGATTAAAGATGTCAAACTCAGTAAGCCCTGCTCCTCTGGCATAGTCAGAAAAGTATTTCTCTCTGAACTGGCAGATACCTTTGTCATATCCGTTATCAGCATTGTAGTTATACCGGCTCTCTTGGTAGATCTCACACAGCGCCACCATGTACACATACTCATCATTGATTCCCCTACCGATGAGCTGCTCACGAAGGTAGTCTTGCAGGTGGTAGTCGAGTACCGCACCATTCACAGAGTAGTGTGTGTATGATCTTGATTCTGTCTCTGATTCTGTAACCGGCTCTGCTTCTGTCTTAACAACTGTCTCCTCATGCGTTTCCTCAACGATAGTTTCACAGCTTGTCTCCTCAGCTTCAAAAACGGTTGTTTCAGCCTCTGTAGTGGTTTCTTCGGTTTCTGCTTCTACCTTTGCTTGTATTGCTCCTACTGTCTCAATTTCGCAAACAGAAACGATCAATGCATCATCCTCTGATTCGTTGATGTATTCAATTGTCCGATCTCGTTCCTGGGCTTTCTGCACTTCATCGATCACCGAGTAAGCGAACTCGCTGAACAGATAACCAATGAACAGTAACAAAATTAAGCCAACGAAAAATGTAACGATCTTCTCCCAGTCAATCATTGTTTTAATCCTCATGTTCCGCTTTTGCAACATTTAGGGTAAAAAAATATACCCCTATTTCCTCATTTGGTATGCCGAGAATATCAGCCCATGCCCTTACCTCCTGCTGGCTGATCTCTGTTTTCCCAGTAAGCTTGTTCCACACAGTCTGCGGAGTAACAGCGATAGCATCAGCAAAATTAGAGTATCGACCAAATTTCTCGATAATCCTGCCTCTTAACTTATTGTAGTTCATAACCCTCCTTTCTGTTTAAGTATTGCATCTTTTTGTTCCATATTTGGAACACGTTCAATATAGCATATTGTTACACAAAAATCAACACTTTTTTAAAAAAACTCAACATCATATTGAAAATAATAAAATTATCTATATAATGTATGTAAAAGGGAGGTGCAAAGATATGGAAGAATTCAAGGTTAGACTTCGTGAGGCAATGGAAGCAAGAGACATGAAAGCTATAGAATTGGCAGCAAAGGTCGGAGTCACAAGATCATTAATGTCAAGATATCTTTCCGGAGAGATAGAACCAAAGACAATGACAACGTACAAGATCGCACAGGCTCTGGATGTACAGGAAGCGTATCTTATAGGATACGATGTACCTATGGACAGACCAAAGTTCACTTATGATTCAGACACCGGTAAGATCGTCCAGCAGATATTCGACAACCCGAATCTTCGCTTGCTCTTCTCTGTAGGCAAGAATGCTTCAGCAGATAGTCTTCTTAAGGCAGCAGAATATCTTATGGAATTGAAAGTTAAGGAAGAAAATTAATTGTACAAGTATTACGATCCAAATGAAAACATAATGATAGTATATACAGAACTGCCGTCAGGAATAAACGAAGCAGTAACACCGAATGCTGATGGCAGCTATACTATCTTCATAAGTACGATGATCAGCGCAGACAAGCAAAAGCAAGCATATGCTCATGCCTTATGGCACATCAAAAACGATGATTTTAGCCGTCCTGATGTTCAGAGCATAGAAACTGTCGCACATGATAAAGACAAGGAGAAAAAGCATGAATTATGAATGGATAAAGAGAAGAAATGATATTCTGGAACTTGTAGAAGAACTCACAGAAGAACAGAAGCAAGAACTTTTTGATATTCTGAAAAGAGAAGTGATCAATAAGCGATTAGGTTGACACACTCATGCGAATTAAGGAGGCCATCCGAATTCTGTATTGCTCTGTATTGCTCCAGAACGCAAAAAAGGCAAGGATTTTACTCCCTGCCTCATGCATTAAATCGGAGCGACAAGAATCGAACTTGCGGCCTCCTGAACCCCATGAGTGTGATTAGGTGTCTCATGCGGATAATGTGGTGGAACAAGTAAAACAGGCAATATTTCTGCTTACAGAGGCACACCTATTTACATAGAAGATAAACGTGATAAGGAGGACAAAATGCGAAGATTGAAGAATTTTGGTGAAGCGAAAGAAGAGAAGGTTTTTAATGTTTTCATGCGCTGGATAGATGCGAAGAAGGCTGAAGGAGTGACGAATGCCACGATTGACTCATACAAGAGTTATTTCATCATGATATCGGTTAGACTCGATGTTTCTGTTCCGATTGACCGGTTGACAGAAGCAAGCATAAAAAACATGATTTTAAAGGCTCAGGACGGTGGCCTGTCTTCTGCTACGATCAGAGGAATGACTGCGACATTAAAGTCCTTCCTGCACTGGTGTAGGGATGAACGGTTGTCCGATCTGGATGTTAAGCTGTACAAAGCTGATGAGGCTGTGAAGGAAACTTATACAGATGAGGAGCTTGTAAAACTTCTAAAAAAACCGGATGTAAAGAAGTGCGGATTCGTAGAATACCGGTGTTGGGTAATCATCAATCTACTATTAAATAGTGGAATGCGGTCCGGCACACTTCGTGAGATTCTGATAAAAGATGTAGACATGGATAACAGCCTGATCTACTTCCGACACAACAAGAACCGCAAGCAGAACATAAGCCCGATGAGTAGCACGATGCGAACGATCATGGCAGAGTATCTCCAGTACAGGAGCGGAAACCAGGAAGATTATCTCTTTTGTTCTGAAACCGGCGAGCAGCTGACGAAGTCTTCTCTTGCTCATAGCATTCGCCGGTATAACACAAAACGAGGTGTGCAGTTAGCAAGCCTTCATGCTTTCCGGCATACGTTCGCAAAGAAGTTTATCCTTGACTGTCATGGTGATGCGTTCACATTGCAGCGGCTTCTTGGTCATAGTACACTCGACACAACGAAGAAGTACATGCACATCTATGATGCAGATCTAATTAATAATTATGATGCTATGTCACCGCTCGAAAAATTGAGCAGTAGTTGTAAGAAAAAGATAGTAATGGATAAGATTAAATGATATAATAAATAGTGAAATTGGTGGCAAGGTATCTGATAGTTTTGGACTCCCTTCATGACTTCCGCATGTGTCCGAGGATTCTTGTTCATTTGATTTTTCTTCCTGTCATAAGGGTCTACGGTTGATCTCGCCGTAGGCTCTTTTGTTTTATAAAGCAAAAAATCGGGGAACCAAAACGGCCCCCTTTTTTCATGCTTTCTTTATTCTGCTTTTTAAGATGTAGCCTTCGACACCTGCGACATTGCAGAGGTAGAACACATGCTTCTTGCCATGCTCCACTTTCAGCACATCAACCATGTTGTCTTTGCCTACCAACGGATGCTCCGGCACATGATTTCTGACAGACATAACCGGAGTTTTGTATACACCGGAGAGTCTTTTCACCTTACCGATGAAGAGCGTAGTGTGTTCCTCGTCAACCTGAGAGCATACACCTGTATGACCATTTCGCCACAGGATATCACCCTTCTTCAGCTTCATACCCTGCTCATAGGACAGTTTCTGAAATAGACCGGTAGACATCAGAACAGTATCTTCAATATTCGTCCGCATCTGTGGAGTGATATCAATACCAGCGTTGATGCAACAAACAGCAACCATTGCAGAGCAGTCACATTCTACATCTGTTGTGATGTTCATAATGTTCTTTTCTGCTACTGGTAAAGCTTTCCATGCTTCGTACAGGGTAAGCCTCTGACTCTGATCGTAGCCTATGTGGTCATTTGTCGCACACTGGTAAGCGGACTCGCCGATGATGTACGCATGAGAAGCGTTAATAGGTCTGTAGACACGTTCCCAACGTTCGCCGTCTGCTCTGATCTGTCTGGTGATGACCTCACCGCCTGTCTGGTCTCCGGCAAGAGATAAGCCTTCCCATCCGAGACGGCCTTCCTCATCGTGAACGGCCTCTGAACAATAATAAGCCATATTGTCCTCCTTAAAGTAATGGGCAGATATACCGCTGCCCATGCCGGTCAATGTGGAAAAAAGTTATCTTTGTTTATGTTATGCTTCTTCTGAAACTTCCTCTGTATGTTCTTCTGTCGGTTCAATCGGACGCTCAAAGCTAATCGGCTGAATCAGATTCTGTCCGAGAGGATTGCATACAGTTGCAAAAGCATAGTCGCAGTTAGGGTCATTCATGGCAGAACCCATCTTGTTATATGCGGTAGCCTTTGCGGTGATGATATCTGTGATTCCGAGGCATTCACGAGCCTCTGTGCCGTCCTTAATGTGCTTTACGAAAGTTAAATAATATTTCATAATTTTCTCCTTATCGTGCGTAGATTTTTATGTCATACGATTCTGTTCTGTTGAAATATGTTTGCTCAAAACCTATTTGAGTTATGGTCTTTAAACTTCTGCGATAATCGTATGTTGTTGCAATGGTATAAAAACTTGATGGTGCTTCATCCGTTGAAACTCTAGCGTAATCAGTTGCCATTTCTCCAAAAACATCTTTAATATGATATTTGAAAAATGAAACTTTCGTTGACGAAGTATTTAAGTTTATAATGCCTGCGTACATTGGTTTTGCAGAAAGTATAACAAATGTGTTTTCTGCCGTTTTTACAATTCCTGTTATATAAACTTCTTCGCATTCGGAAAAATCTACTGTTACCCATTGAATTCCAGTAGTCAATGTCCCCTTCAGCACCCATTCACGTTCAGAACCACCGCTGTTTAACTTCGTCTGAACATCAGCAGAAAGGTCTGTTTCGGGGATTCCGCTAGAAGGCTTGGTGTAATACTGCGTCAGGTCATTCTTCACCTTGTACTGCACAGTAGACGGAACATCTAACTCATACACACCGCTCTGCTTGAAGGTCACAGAACCACCTGATTCGACTTCGATTTCCTTCAGAAAACTATCTGTCAGCAATGGCAGACAGTTACATAGATTTCCTGATGTGCAATGACCGAGCCTACGCTATAAGTCAGCTGGCAGGAGCCATACCCAGAAGCAGATGTATCAGCGTTCGTGAGTGTCCATTTAACGATACCATTACTATACGTTACATTAGCGCAGGGATATGCATCTGTATCACCTGAGCGCTTGTGTGACAGAGTCCATGTACCACCTGTGGCAAGACCTTTTTCCACCTATGACACATCGAACTCCACGATCGTTGCAAGGTTGTCCCCTGCTCGACCGATTTTGATTCGTTCGCCGTTTTTAGCTTTAATTACCATGCTTTCACCTCATAGAAGTATGCATAAAAAAGAGGAGCATTTCTGCCCCTCAGGTTACTGATTTTCAAGATGCTCTTTTGCGATGTTCCATACTGCCGAAATACCACCGGCAAGACCGGAACAAACAAAAGGAGCAAGAGTAGCTCCCCATGCTGACACAGGAAGGCCACTTGTAAGCACCAAGCACAGTTCCGGAATTAACACACCGAAGAATGCCTGGATAAATGTCTTAATGGCTCTGATCTGCCAATCTTTCAAATTTTTCATGAGATTTCCTCCGCAAGAACTTTTCTTTCAAATTCTTTATATGCTTCTGCTGCCTTCTCTGCTTTGTCCCATGCTTTTTTAACGTTTCCGTTATTAGTTCCACCGCACAGGGCATTACAGCAAGCAACAGACAGTTCCATAGTTGCAGACATCATTTGAAGGCTCAACATACTTTCCTGCTGTCTGCGTTCTTCCTTCTTCTCACTCTTCTTAACACTTTTCGCTGTTCTGGCAGAAATAATGCTGACCGCAATGGTTCCAAGAACTGATATGAGCGAGCAAATAATCGTTGTAAATTCCATAATGCTCACCCAACCTTTATTGCCGTCATGCCTGTGTCTGAAGTCGATACAGTAAGATTTCCACCGGAATTCTGATAAGCGAAAAGATAAAACATCTTGCTTTCTTCAGTTACTGTAATGACCTTCAACGTATGAATCTTTGTTACTGATCCGTCTGTAGCATTAGCTGATATGTCAGAACTATGACTTGTTGCAGACTGATTAGTATTCACTTCTAACGCTCTGAATCCTGTACCATTTTTTGAGAATCTGACCACAGGAAGCATGAGCCATGTGCCTTTTGTAAGTGTAATAGAGCACAAGCAATATCGCCATGTTTCATTTGCTATGGTTATGCTTTCAGAAGGTCTTGAAGTTTTAACAGTTCCAAGAGGGTCTACTGTCTGACCGTTCGGGTAGAATCCTCCGGCAATCTTTGCGTCCTCATTATAAGCATATTTCGATTTCAGATTAACCATACGGCGCAAGCCTGTTGAAGATAAATAAACAGAATCCGATGCACTTGCTTCAACGTTTACCTGACCAGGTGTGATTTTTACAGCCCCTAAACTTGCATTATCTCCAAGTCCTTCTGAAGTTACTCCAAATGTATTTACCGTTGTTTTTCCATAAGAGTCTTTATATGAGCTACCTCCTGGAGTATGATAAGCACCGGAATTAGCATCTATATTAAGTTTAATAATCTGCGTTGCACTTTCGCCATCAATATTGATAGAACCGCCTGTAATGTTGGCATTCTTCATGTTAACAGTACCGGTAGTCATATCAAGACTGAAATCATTATTTTCATCAGAAGACACAAGTTTCCCTGCTCTTATTCTGTTTGCAGACATTGTCCCTGATTTAATAATGTTAGCAGTAAGGCTTCCAGTAGTTATAAAGTCAGCTACAATCTTTCCGTCCATAGTCATTGCAGTACTGAACGAAAAATCATCTGTAATGTTTTCTCTGGTACCGTAACCGAATCCATTCTCGTTCCACACCCAAGCTTTCGTAGCAGTAGCAGGGCTGTTAGTGTCCATGATCAGAATCTGTCTGATAACATTATCCTCATCATAATCAAAGTAAACATGACCTTTGCCACCATTTAGCATCAGCTGAGTTGCATTAGCCTGTGCCTGCTCTAACCATCCTTCGGAATCAGGAATTTCTTCTTTAACTTCTTCTGCATACTCATAAGCAGCTGCTGACAGAGTCCTGTTAATTTTCTTTCCTAACGTGATTGTGTTCGTTTCCGGTGCATTAAGATTGTAAGTGATTGCAGAGCAGATAAAGTACCGATCTAATCCATGAGGCTCTGAAACTACACGAATTTTATCTAACAGCCGGAAGTTGTCAAAGTCATCGTCTGCCATACTCAGGTCAATTGCAGTTGCCGTGATTACTAAGTTTTCCCATTGGTTGTCCGTAAGCCATGCTTCGGCCTTACTCTTTAATTCTGATGCAGTAGTTACTCCGTCCCATGTTACCACACGCTCGATTTTTCCATATACAACCATTGCATCAGTTGACACAACGTAATCTTTGCCATCGTTCACAGAGGTTATATCTAACCTTTGACCAAGAGCAGGAATAGTAGCTTCTTCTAGCTTGCACCCAAGAGGAATGCACACAGTCGCAACATCCGTTGAATCCATATTCTGCGACAAATCCATAAGGTTTCTACCAATACGGATAATCTGACCGCTTGTCCTAGGCGAATCAGCAAGATAATCAACATAATGATTGCTTCCGTCTGTTCTGACTCTAATATATCCACCTATGTCATCCAGCAAGTCTTCTTTGATGCATTTCATCGTACTTTCCATGTTTGTATAGCACGAAATACTATCATTAGAATCTTTTGCAGTTACTGTACCGACTCTAAGTTTCTTGAACGTATCAAGCTGCTGATTATGGTTATGCAGGTATGCTGTCAGCAGCTCTCTGGAAGTCTTTCCGGTATACTGTGCTTGCCTCTGAATCGAATCATTAAGATAAGTAAGGCATCCCTCACACTCTACTTTTTTCTGTTTGTAGAACGTTACTGTCTGCGCTTTTACGATACCATCAAATATAACTTCCGAATTCTGATAAACCTTTACAAGCGACCTGCCTACAGTTATATCATCGTAATAAGCATGATCAGGATTAACTGTGAATGTAAACGTTCCTGCTTTGTTTACTTCAAGTGATACGACAGGATCCATGATGGCAAGTTCTGAAGAATCGCTTTTACAGAAAAGTTTATCGTCTATATACACCTTATACATCAGATATGCCCTCCGTAATATTCGATCCTATAATCCGTTCCTGGTGTTCCTGTAATAGTAATTTGGGTTTCTTCGCCTCTAAGTTCTAATCCAGGACATTTTGTTTTTGTTGATGTGATGTTCCATGTGTCTACACCATCAGAAACTGTAAAGCTTCCTTCTGTGAAAAACTCAGCCCATCCTTTCGCTCCATAGCACTCGAGAGGAATGGTATCTTCGCCGGAAGAACCTATTGTCCCAAGACATTGCATCTTTGTTCCTTCGTACCTATACGGATCAGCGTCTATGGTAATTTCTACTCTGCAAGATAAACCGAAGTCTTCAAGCTCTCCGAGTGTTACTTTACCCATGTAGTAGTAACCAGTAGGATCATCAGTAAACTCTATCTTCACACGCTTTCCATTGTACTGACCTAACGTGTAGTAGTACCACTGTAGATAATTGTACCTGTAATCTTTGCACTCAAGAGTAATCTTAATTTCCCTATTATTGTAAACCGGATATTCTGACACATAATCCGTCAGATCAAGCACACCGTCAGCAGTAGGAATGCTTACAATGTTTGTTTTGCGTTCCGGAAATCCGATAAATCTATGCAGTTCAAACACCTTACCACTCTGAGTGATTCTATTGCCATTAAACTTAATAGCCATTTATGCGAACCTCCTTTCTCTTGCTGACAGTCTCCCAAGCTCTGCATTCATGCCAGGAGCAAGAGAACCAACCATAGCAGTTTTATCCAGGTATACACCGAAGCCATTACTAAGCATTGCAATCAATGTGTCAAGCTTCTTGTTCAGATCCACAAAAGCATTATTGTTATCGTTCAGAGGGGTTACAGTAGTCTTCTTGTTTGATGTTGTAATCAGTTCCGGTCCATCCTCGCCAACGATTGCAGAACCACTATCAAGCACACCACCCTTTGCTAACAGAGGAATCTGTGGAGCAGTAACTTCTGAAAGATTAAAGCCGAACGTGCTGATACCGGTCAATGATGTTACCCAATCAGGAACGTTAATACTAAATCTGTTCAGAGCACGAATAATACCATTTACACCGCTGCACACTCCGCTGATCAGGCCGTTAATGAATCCTAAAATAGAATTCACAGGACCCTTAACAACACCAACAAGATTGCTCATGATGTCGCTGATCGTATCGAACAATCCACCCCATACATCACTCAGGAACTCAATGTATGACCCGAGGGGCTTCAGAGCAACGTTTGTAATCCTGACAAACAGATTGCACAGAGGAGGAAGAATTGTGTTGATAAGACTCAGCAGCGGGTTAAGGAATGTCATGACAAGTGTCAGAATAGGATCTAACAGCTGTAATAACGGATCAAGTATAGGTAGCAGTGCATCAATAAGATTTACAATTACCGGAAGAACAGTAGAAGCAACCTGTGAAATAAAAGGCATAAGTTTCTTGATAATGTCAAGAATTACAGGCAGCATTTGCTTTACAATATCAAGGAGAGGAGGTCCTAATTCTTCCATTAGTTCTACAAGAACCGGTGCAAGTTCATCAACAACTTCTCTTATAGTAGGCATGAATTCAATAACCATATCAGTCATTGACTGAACAATAGGCATAAGTGAAGCACCTAAACTTGTGAATAAAGCTGTTGCTGATTCTGTGATCTTTGTGAAAGAATCATTAAGAGCTGCTCCGGCAGAAACTGTATCATTAGACAATACAAGTCCCAAATCATTTGCTTCCTGCTTTGCTGCATTCAAAGATTCAGAACTCTGTTCAATAAGAGGACTCATTTTATATGCAACCGCATCACCGAATAACTCAGCTGCTCTTGCTGCTCGTTCTTCCTCTGTACCGAATGACATAATATCTTCCATTGCCTGGTCGAAATTAATGTCAGTACCCTCTAGTTTCTTAGCTGCACTTTCAAGTGTTGTTGTCTCCACACCTGCTAGTTCAGCAGCATAGGCATATTCCTGATAAGACTCAGCACTGATTCCCATTCTGATTGATGCCTTGTCTATCTGATCAGCTGTAGAAGCAAAACTCTTTGCCATTGAAACCATACCTGTGACTGCAACGGCAGAACCAGCAACAACAGCAGCACCTATCCTTCCTGCCGTCTTGCCTAATGTCACAAGCTTGCCACCGGTTTCTTCAGCTTTCTTATCAGTTTTAGAAAGTGATTTATTTGCCTCGTCAGTGTCAATAAACACAGATCCGACAAGTTTAAATATATCCATCGTTTAACTCCTTCCTTATTTCCTCAACCTCTTTCAAGATTGCGGAAGCAGGTCGAATATCAATGTTCCGTCCGGTTACTTTATCGTAGTATTCGCCAAACGAAACATAATCAATCATTTTCATCTGCATCAGAGGTAGAAGGCTTACCCATGCTCTGTAAAGCTCATATCTTTTGTTTTCCTCTTTTGCTTTTTGTATCAACTCAATAAACACATCATAAGGAAGGTCTGGTATAGTGCTGTACCGGTTTAGAATTAAGTCTGTAATGCTTACCTCATCACCTTCAGCACAGAATCGAAAAAACTGATCCAGTCTTCTTTGCCTACTACTTCACCGAGTTCCTTAATCTTTTCGATCAGTTCCAGAAAATCCATCTTACTCAGGTCTTCTACCGAAATTTCAAGCGGACCGCTCAGAAGTTCAAGCATTGTCTTTTCTGCCTTAGGCTCACCACAGTTTCCAATGATATCTGCAATAAGTTCAAAACCAACCTTGAAATCATCTTTTCCGCCGTTCTTTGCCACATCCTGTAAGACTTCCTTAACTCCGGCAACCTTTACCAGTCGCATTCCTACGAATATATCGTGCGTATTTAATCTTCTCATTTTGTTTCCCTCACATAACAAAAAAAGGGCAGCCTGTAGGCCACCCAGTATTTAATAATTCATCAGGTTGTTGAAAGTGCCGGATACAGATCTGACATAGCAGTAAGAATCTGCAATGCGTTAACTGTAAGAGTTGCTGTAGAACCTTCCATAACAACTCTGTCCTTAACCGGACCTCTATCGCCATCAGCGTTGATGTTTCTGAATTCACGTTCAACTGTGAACTTGCCACCGCCTCTGGTAAGAGCAACATCGGTGTCACCGATTGAAATTACACCGGCACCGAGCATGATGTTACCAGCTGCGGTAGTGTCTGTTCCGGTTACCTGAACGCTCCACGGTTCAGCATAATCATCAGATGTTGAAACCATTGCGTTAGTGTTTGAATATGTTGCCGTAAATACTGCTTCTGCAACAACATCATCTTTTTCCGCAAAGGTCCAATCGATATTACCCATGTTGATTGCGTTATTCAGAGTGATTACAACGCTATTACCACCTTTGGTCTTGCCTGTCCACTTGACCGTCTTAAAGTCAGTAGAATCAACAACACCGCTGCCTGTATATGTAGCCATAGCTAATCTCCTTTATCGTTCATAATTCTGCACCTGAAGTCTTATAGATGTATGTTTGATGGTCTTATCAGGCTCATCTACATTAATTCGTGATTCCAGGTAAAAAGTAGGTAGGATTTCTGAGTTCGGCTTATTTTTGCTCAGGAACAAGTCCTCAACAGCATCTGA